CAACTGCACCACCTCTTACAGCCCACTTAGGCTTAGATTCATCTGCGTCAGTAACTCCCCAAAGTGCCATTTTTAACTCCTAGAATTGCGTTGTATCTAAGATTATTTATAATAAAAGTGGGCTCTAGATCTGTATTTTATCAACTTTCTAGCAAAGCTTTTTCAAGTGCTTTAACTAATTCATCGTCAACTTTATTTCCTGATTTTGCAGCAGCTCTCTTAAGCAACTTAATCACAAAATCTTTAATAACAGAATCAAGATCATCAGGTATTCTGTCAACTGCTTTGTTGATGATACTGATCGCAATGGGCATTAAAAAATTAATCATAGTAATAGATAAATTCTACCCTATATAGCCAACTTAATCTGATTTAAACTTACCGCCTTTATAATATCCCCACTTACCTTTATGTGTACCTCTAATTCCTTTCGGATCTTTTAACTTTTCCTTAGCCTTCTTACCTACTTCCATGACTTTCCTATAGGTTTTCTTTTTCTTTGCTTCTTTATATTTCTTATCAGCAGTATCTAAGAGCTCATCTTTGAGACCCCTCTTAAACTGATCGCTAACTTCTTGTATGTTATTCATTATCCTGGTTTTGAATCTTGCCATTCTTCTGAACCACCTGGCCATGGTGAATGCTTTTTAATATAATCTACATCAGATTGAGCATTCTCTGATCCACCTACATGAAATGGATTGTTTCTTGCAGTAGCAATTCGATACATTTTCTCATGTATTGACACTACTTCTTCAGCACCCTTCTCATACTCAGGTGTTGATTTATGTCGTGAAGAATAAGTATCACTTTGAAACCAATCATCTGCTGCTTCTTCTTCAGGTCTTGGGTTGTTTTCTAATTCAATCATTTTTTCAGGGGGTGCATATCTATTTGTGCCATTTGCTAATGGCATACTATCATGGGGATGAGGTTTACCTTCATCGATCATGTACCTAAACCCCTACCTTTATCGTAGTTGTCTTTACCTCCATACCTTGCCATAGTGTTTACATAATCTTTAGAAGATTTAAATCCTCTCTTCTTAGCATCAGCAGCAGTTGCTGCTTTTTCTTTTGCTCTCTTTAGATACTTACCAGTACCAGCAGTGGATTTCTCACCTTTCTTTTTCTTTTGTTGCTTGCTGCCTTGTCCCATGACAGCACCTTTACCATGCTCCTTCCTGATTTTATCAAGAACGAATGATAATGCTGCATCCTTTTTACCAGATGGTTTCTTAGTACCACCCTTGTCGTAACCCTTCTCTTTCTTAAGACGAGTTGCTTCATCAATATTTTCTTCATTGGTCTTTGCAAATGCCTTCTTCATCTTACCAATAGCATCTCCTTGTAGATGTGGTGGTAATTTTGATTCTCTTTCCTTGTCTTTCTTCTTCTTAGCATCACCCAGTTTACTATGTTCTATCTCTGGTTGATAACCCTTTCCTTCCTTAACATCTTCTGCTGGAACTGCCTTCTTCCTCTTAGGTACTGGTTTAACTGAAGCTTGAATACCACTCATTACCTCACTACCAAGTCTACCAGGTTTGTCCCTCATAATATCAGTTGCAAGTTCTGCAATAGACTTCTTTTTACCTCTTCTTTCTTCATGATCTGCTCTTCTATCCTTTCTGATACCACCACCTAGTTCATGTGACCCATGTGGATTACCATATCTCTTGTCTCTAGCAGTTGCTCTCTTATGCTCAGGTGTTTTTAGATCAACCTTTGCTTCTTTAACATCCTTCTTACCGAAGTTTGGATTCTTCTTGATGTATTCTTGTGCTCTATCTAATTCTTTTTGGTCTCTTGGATGCCGTCCCTTTGCTTCATTAACAGAAGCTTCGTTTGGTTCCTTTACAGATGATTTAGTTGCAACCTTAACTACCTTCTTAACCTTAGAACCAGCACTAAGACCTTTCTTAACAGCACCAGCAAGAGTTGCCAAACCACCTTCATTGATAGATTCACCATCATGTTCTACATGATTGTACTGAACAGAACCTGGTAGGATATCATTCATCATATCATACCTACTCTTATTCTTTTGAAGATAACCAGCAACAGGTGCTTTATTCTTCTTATTAAATAATAAATTTTTAGCAAAATTTAATACTGGATTGTTACCGCTTCTTGGATTTGATTTTGCATGGTTATACCCACCTCTCATAGCATTAGAACCAGCATTAGTATTACCACCAGATGCATATCCTAATAATGA